AGCAGAAAACTTATAAAAGCGGGGCAAACTGACCCAGAAGTTTCTGGTGGCAATAGTGATAACTGGCCTGGTTTGGTTGTTGGATTTTCTTATGTTCCTCCAGAATCCGAATATTACGATACTGTAAGAAAAAACGGAAGTGTCATTGCTTTAACTACATGCATGCCATATCAAGGTCCTTATGTCTGGATTGATGATGATGACCCCGACCTCGGTGGTGATCCAAAAAATCAAATTCTCAAGTTAGACACAGATGACGCGAATATTAATAATAATTATTATGAAGATACGGATTCCTTTAAAGCAGGTGCTGATGTGGGAAGCGGCGAATCCTCAACAACTTCTGCATGGGATTTGGTCAAGCAAATCGGTAATGGTATTGACCAGTTAGACTCACAGGAAGGGTGGTGTGCTTTAGATTCAAAAGGAAGCCTTTATTATGGCAATGCTTTGTTTTATTTTTCTGATGAAGCGGGTGGGGAAAATTTAATGGAAACTGATGAAGACTGGGATTATGGGGATTGGGATTCAGTGCATAACAACGATGGGCACTTTTTTAGACACAGTATACTGCGAATATCTTCTCCATTAAGTGGCGGCATCAACAACAGAACGGTTATGCATTTTAACAACACTCTTTACAATAGCAATATCTGGGATGGAGGATATTCCGCTTGGACTTTCGATTTAAGAAATTTTTTAGAGGCTGATGGAGGGTGTTTCGATATATATGGACAAACTGTACACGGAAAAGATTCATTATGGCTCTTGGTTGATAGAAACGGTCGCAGAAAGGATGGGTCAACTGCGGCAGGGACTTTTAATAGTAAGCGAGAAGGTTTATGGGTTTTAAAAGATAATGGTGGAGATAATAAATTCGATGTTCTTCAGCATTATGCCTTCGATAACACATATCCTTTTGACCATGCCACTACCCCGGATCAAGGCAGTACAAGATGGGTCACTTCTTCTGGTATGTCTTTCAGACCAGCAGCGAAAAGATAATGAGTCATTTTATACACAGAACAAACGGCACAATAGACATAAACGAACAAACATTTAATTTGGAAGTCCTTACTACCTTCGACCCAGATTATAAATTACCGAATGGTTGCATTGCAAGGTATTACATCCAAGATAAAAAACATTATTTTTCCACAGGAAAGAACCAAATAGGGGGGATATTTCCGTGGAAAGAGGGAGATATGTACATAGATTCTTTAAAAGATTTATTGTACCTAAAAGAACAACTTGAATTAGATAAAAAAATCCAAATATAGGAGAAAATAAAATATCTAAAAAGAAATTCACCCGACCTAAAGGCAAAACAAAACCTAGGCAGTGTTGTCGTAGTTATACATATAAAAAGAAGAAGACCCCTATAGAGGAAATTAAAGTATGGCACAACCCACATCAAGAGCAACACTCAAAGAATTCGCACTTAGAAGATTAGGCGCGCCTGTAATTGAAATTAATGTTGACGATTCTCAACTTGAAGACAGAATTGATGATGCATTACAATTCTTTGCAGAATATCATTTCGATGGTGTTGAAAGAACATATCTAAAACACGCAATAACTCAGGATGATATTGATAATGAATATATCACCATTTCTGATAATGTTATTTCTATTACAAAGATGTTTCAATTAAGTGAAGGGACAGTAAATCTGTTCGATGTTAGATATCAAATGGCATTGAATGATTTTTATGGATTGAGAAATCCAAACCAATCAATGGTTCAATATAGCATAACTAAAAGTCATTTGGCTTTAATTCAAGATATACTTTCCCCAGAAAAAGCAATTCGATTTAGTCGCGTAACTAACCGATTAAAGATTGATTGGGATTGGAGTGAGAGTGCAGAAGTAGGAAAATATATTGTCTGTGAAGCATATCTCATACTAGACCCAGAAACATATCCAGAAATTTATAAAGACCGTTTGCTTAAAAATTATGTAACTGCGTTGTTTAAAAAACAATGGGGTTCTAACTTATCAAAATTTGACGGCATTCAACTTCCCGGTGGTGTTCAATTTAACGGAAGAGAAATAATGGAGCAAGCACAAACAGAAATTGATAAGATAGAAGAAAATGTACAATTAATGTATGAACTTCCAACTGACTTTATGGTAGGATAATAAATGGCTACTAATAAGTTTTTTAGACATCAAGTAAAGTCGGAACAAAATCTTGTAGAAGATTTAACGATAGAAAGTATTAGAATGTACGGGCATGATGTTATTTACATTCCTAGAACACTTGTTAATCGTGATTTTCTTTTTGGTGAAGATACCATTTCAAACTTTCAGCAGGGTATTAATGTTGAAATGTATATTGCCAGTATTGATGGGTTTGAGGGTGAAGGGGATTTTGCTTCAAAATTCGGTATTCAAATAAAAGACACTGTAGATTTTGTTGTATCTAAAAAAGTATTTGAAAGAGTATTATCTCACGATTCCAAAGTAAATAGACCTAGAGAAGGTGATTTAATTTATCTTCCACTGTCAAAGGGTTTGTTTGAAATTAAATTTGTTGAACATGAAAACCCATTCTATCAATTAGGTAAATTATACACATATAAACTTTCTTGTGAACTCTTTGAATATAGTGAAGAAGACTTTACTACTGGATTCACAGACATTGATAAGATTGTAGAAATTTCAGAAGATGTCGCATTCAACATTTATGTTACTGGCGGATTTACTTCGGATTATAGTGTAGGTGAATATGTTTATCAGGGAACTGCTGGATTTGGACCAAACGGTGTTAGTGCAACTTGGTATGCAACTGTTCTAAATTGGGCAACTGCTGGAACAGCAGGACCTTCTGGTGCTGGATATAAATTACTTACAGTTGCAGGACCTTCTGGTGCAACAGGATTTGTTACAGGAGTTGGTCTTACTGCTGGAGTTAGTGGTGCAAGTTCTGGTACATTCTACTATGCAGGAAATACATTAGACCCAGCGATACGAACAGTTGTTATTGCAGATGCTTATGACGATTCTGATGATTTAGAAATGCGCGCAGATTCAATATTTGACTTTACTGAAACTGACCCGTTCTCGGAAGGTAATATTTAATGTTTACAACATTCTATCATAATTCAGTAAGAAATGTAGTGGTTGCTTTTGGTTCACTTTTTAATGACATCTATGTGACTAGAAAGAATGCAGATGGTTCTACAAAAGAACAAATTAGAGTTCCAATTGCATACGGTCCAAAAGAAAAATTTATTAGAAGAATTTATGAATCTAGTTCGATTTCTGATGGAGCGAAAGTGTCGATGACATTACCTCGTTTGGGATTTGAATTGACATCTATGGATTATGATTCAGCAAGAAAAAAAAATACAATGAACAAGAGATTTTTGAGTGATGACACTGGTGTTACTAGTACATCATTTGATTATGCAGAAGTGCCTTATAATTTCTCTTTTAGGTTGTCTGCTTTTGTTCGACACATGGACGATGGTCTTCAAATTGTAGAGCAAATTTTACCATACTTTACACCAGAATTTAATGTCACTATCAACATGAATAGTTTACACCAAAGTATAGATGTTCCTGTTATATTACAATCCTCTTCAATTACAGAAGATTATGAAGGGGATTTTGATGCAAGAAGAAATATTAATTTTGATTTTGAATTTATGGCAAAATCTTTTGTGTATGGTCCAATTAAAACATCGAAGATAATTAAAACAGTGAATACTACATTCTGGGATTCCGAAGACTTTACTGGAAGTGGTGGACTTTCTGGTGCTACTGGTGCATTGTCTACTATCCAAACTTATGTTACTGGGCCTTCTGGAGCAGACTCTGCAATCGATGATTATAGTTCTGATAATATCAAGTGGGTGTTCGGTGCATCTATGGACCACGCGGGTAATACATATAATACAAACCCATAGGAAACAAACAATGAAAACTTTTAAACAACATTTAAACGAGCAATTATTACAACCAATATTTGCACCGGCGTATCACAAACAATCTAATATAGATTCTAGTGGAAGATTTATTAAGATTATGTCCGATGGTTCAACAACACCATACACTTTAAATGATGCTCCTAATAAAATGGATGTTCATAATTTGATTGATAGTATTATTGAAAGGATTGTAAAAAAACGCGCACCGTGGTTTGGCGAACCAGGGCCAAGCCATTTTAAAAAAATGAAAAAGGATGTTCAAGATTTGATTGATGGTGGAAAAGTTCATACAGACCCCAATTATAATGCGTGGATGTTAGAAGCATTAAAAGACGCACTTCATCAATTCGAGCAAATTGAATGGATGTTGAATGTACCAGATGTACCAGAAGGCGAACAAGTCGATGACTTTGGGGGCTTTGGGATAGGTGGTGGTGGAATTTGAAAACTTTTAAACAACATTTAAACGATTGGGCAACAAGTCTTCGGCTGAATGCTCTCGAAAGGTTTAGACAACGAATAAGAAGCGGAATTATTGATGTATTACAACCAGAGGAATTATAATGGCAAAGAAAAAAGTGAATGAAAGAATTAGTGAAGCACTAAACATTGATGATAATATTATTGAAGAACCCGAAGTAATAGAAGTAATAGATGCAGAAATTGTTCATGTGATTGAACCAGAAAAGAACATCAAACAAGTTCATATGGAAAAGGACTACACCGATGTTCGGGACAGCCTAAAAGAAATTATAGAAAAGGGTTCTGTTGCAATTGACGGCATTCTTTCTGTTGCATCTGAAGGTGAATCACCAAGAGCATATGAAGTTGTATCCCAACTAATCAAAAGTGTTTCGGAAGCAAACAAAGACCTAATTGGTTTACACAAACAAATTAAAGACATCAAGAAAGAAGATATTACTGTAAATCGACATAATACAACAAATCAATCTATCTTTGTTGGTTCTACCAAAGAATTACAAGACCTTGTAAAAAATAATGCAAAACAGATTGAAAATTTGACAGACGATGCCTAGAAAAAATCACGATTCCGATTCATATCTTGGAAACAAGAATCTAAAATCATCAGATGTTCCAGTAGACTATACAAAAGAACAAGTCGAAGAATATCTGAAGTGTGCGGCTGACCCCATACATTTTATTGAAAAACATGTTCAAATTGTAAATGTTGATGAAGGACTAGTCCCTTTTGATATGTACGATTTCCAAAAGGATATGATTGAAAAGGTCCACAATAATCGTTTTGTAATTGCAAAACTTCCACGACAGTCTGGTAAATCCACAACAATTATCGCATATCTGCTTCACTATACTTTGTTTAATCCAAGTGTAAATGTTGCCGTACTTGCAAATAAACTTGCAACTGCAAGAGAACTTCTTGGCAGATTAAAACTTGCTTATGAACATCTTCCTAAGTGGATGCAACAGGGAGTTATAGAATGGAACAAAGGTTCTATTGAATTAGAAAACGGTTCAAAGATTCTGGCATCTGCGACATCCTCCAGTGCAGTTCGTGGTGGTTCATTTAACATGATTTTCATGGATGAATTTGCATACATTCCACAAGGTGTTGCAGAAGAATTCTTCAGTTCGGTTTATCCTACCATTTCATCTGGTAAAACCACAAAGGTTCTTATTGTATCAACTCCCAAGGGATTGAATATGTATTACCGAATGTGGATGGATGCAGTTGAAGGAAAGAACAGTTATGTTCCTATTGAAGTTCAATGGAATCAAGTTCCCGGCAGAGATAAAGAATGGCGGAAACAAACAATTGCAAATACTAGTGAAGAACAATTTAGAACAGAATTTGAATGTGACTTCATCGGTTCTACTAATACACTAATATCTTCCCTCAAATTAAAATCTATGGTATATAGAAAACCCATACATCAAAACGATGAAGGGTTGAAAATGTATGAAGAACCACAAAAAGACCACATGTATTTTATGGGAGTTGATGTTGCGAGAGGAACAGGTTTAGATTATCATGCATGTGTAGTTGTTGACATCACAAACGATGATGAACCGTTTAGGATTGTGGCCACATTTAGAAATAACGAACTTTCTCCAATGGTGTTTCCTACCGTTGTGCATTCTTTATGCAAACAATTTAATGACGCCTATTGTATGATTGAAATTAATGATATTGGCGGCCAGGTAGCAGACTTAATGCACAGTGATTTTGAATACGAACATCTTCTTATGACCACCATTCGAGGAAGAAAAGGTCAAACTCTAGATGGTGGATTTGGTAAGGGTGGTTCTCAATTGGGCATGAGGACAACACAAGCAACCAAAAGAGTAGGATGTTCTAACCTAAAAAACCTTATTGAAGAGGATAAATTAATTATTGATGATTTTGATGTAATTGATGAACTTATATCCTTCGTCGCTAAAAGGAACTCGTTTGAAGCAGATGGGGGACACACAGACGACTTAGTGATGTCTTTAGTGTTGTTCGCGTGGTGTACTACACAGCAATATTTTAAAGATATGCTAAATATGGATGTTAGAAAAATATTATATGAAGATAAATTAGAGCAAATTGAAGCAGAGATGACACCATTCGGATTTATAGATAATGGTAGAGGGGATGAATATGAGGTTGATGTTGACGGAACGGCATGGCAAAATGTTAATGATGACGATGGTGTGGGTAATTTCTTCTCTACATAAATGAAATACCGAAAAATGATATATATTTTAAGAAAACACATATAGTGTAATAGATATATAACAGTCTTCAAGGAGAATTAACATGGCATTTAGAGTAAGTCCCGGCGTAACAGTCACGGAAAAAGACTTCACAAACATTGTACCCGCTGTATCCACAACTCGCGGAGGATACGCAGGTCAATTTAATTGGGGTCCAATTGAACAAAGAGTTCTAATAACTAGTGAAAACGAACTAGTCGAACTTTTCCATAAACCAGATGCAGATAACTATAAAGGATGGCTTGCCGCGGCGAACTTCCTTGGATATGGTGGTTCACTCACCGTTGTACGATGCACAAACAGTACCGCAACAAACTCTCATTTTGGCGGCACCACTGGTATTCTTATCAAAAACTCAGACACTTATGAAGCAGGTCAAGCCTCAAACACAGGTTTATACACTGCCGGTGCTGGATTCTTTCATGCAAAATATGCCGGTAGTAAGGGAGATAGTCTAAGAGTTGCAATCGTAGACTTTGGTGCAACAGGAAGTAGTCAGGGAATGCGTGGTGCTGATTTTAGTACTGGTAATACTGCCGCAGTTGGTGCGACACAAGTTTTTGCAGGACACACAGGAAATACTTCGGATGGTGTAACTTTCGCGATTGTCGGTGATGTTATAAAAATAGGTGGCATAAATAAAACATTTACAGTTTCCACCGTTACCACAAGTGCCTCAGGACTTACTTTAGGATTTAGTCCTGCACTTACAAGTGAACTTGGTTCTGGTAGTACAGGACACTGGGAGTTTGCATATAAATCATATGCGGAACGAACTTCAACTTCTACAAACTTAGATTTTG